GGTTGGTATGATTTTAATAACTGTTCTATATTGTACGTTTAGTTTTGTAGACACACCATTTCAGTACCGATTAGCTATGTTCGGTCTGTTATCGTATCACCTGTACCTATTTTGGGAACAATATGTGATTCTACCAAAAGGAGCTGGATATAATGTTTAAGGTTCACGATAAAGCGGTAATTAGATTTTATGAAAGATACAATGGAGCAACATATGTAGATGGTAAAGTTGTTAACATTGATGACGATGTTATAGTAGTTCATGTAGATAACCCTATCAAGAAGGAAGGAGAGCCGAAAGTTAAATCATTCTTCTTCGATAACAAAACGCTAAGAGAAAAGAGTTCGCGAGGATGGGATTCGAGCTATCCTATGGATTACGATATGGAACATAATAGAATTACTGTAGAGCTTTTAAGTAAAAAAGAGGCTCGTAAACACAAAGCTAAATATGTGTTAATCCATATGAAGAACGGAGAACAGTTGTGCTTATATCATGAGTACGAGTCTAGTATCGAAAGTTTACTAGAAGATGATAATAAGACATTAAAATTCTTCAACTACGAGTTTACTAAATCATTTGTGATTCGATTAGATGAAACCATTATGTTTGAGGAGGATGTAAAATGAGCGCTGTAGGTGTTATTTGCGGACTAAACATTTTAGCGATTATCGCTTGCTTGTTCGTATTATGGGCAGAATACGATTACTTAGAAACTACAAGTAAGATTATTATGCTCGCAATGTCGTTAATAAATGTTATTAGTCTACTAATTAATATGGGTATGATACGATGAGTTTACTATGCAAATGGTTTGGGCATAAACGTGGAGATGTTAGACCTTGGAAACCTACACCTCTAGGAATATCTCGAGGGTATACTAAGGAGAAGATAGAGGTATTATTTACCGTAGAGAGTAACTGTCCGCGTTGTGGCGCGAAAGAGACAGAACTAAAATGGTTCAGATTAGAAGAATGGGAAAATAGATACACATATAAAACGATGGGCTGTGAGTTCTTAATGAAGAGAAACTTAGATTAATTTCTAAGTTTTTTTTTATTTTCTCTTGTAATCTATGGAATATTATGCTATTATTTAATCATAAGGAGGAGATACAATATGGAATTTTTAGAAATAGACCTATTTCACAGATACTGGGTATTCCACACAGTAGAGTACTACCCAAACGGGGACTTTGGTGACATTGTATTTACATCAGACCATTGGATGGACGTAGAACGACTGCTAAAAGAGCCGGATATGGAGACATTGCAAGAGTTCAATTTATTCTTACAAGACTACAACATTATGGTGTTCGATTCGGAAACGAAAGAGACGTGGACCCCTAACGGAGGTTGGACGGAACACAGACCTAAAACAATACAGAAGGTGGACTACTAATGGCAAAACATTCCTTGACATTTTATAACAACGGTGTTACACTTAGAAAGTACGGAGGAACAGCAACGGACATGTATTACATGGAGCGAGATTGGTGGAACACAGCGCACATTATGTTCCCTCGTATTATGGAAGGCGAGTTAGTTTTAGTAAGAAAGTATAATGGTAGAAAATATGTTTGTGGTAGATTTATAGTAGATAAATTTGGAGGGATAACAAATGCTAGCGACAATGGAAAGACCGAAACGACTGGAGCCAAAATCAACATCACCTGTGGATGACGAGTATTACGTACTAGTACTAAACGGGAGACCTTATGGTTCTGGTCGTATGGACTACATGAAAGAATTGATATGGGACAGGCTGTTTTGCTTCCCTAAAAACAATGATGAATTTAAAGTGTTAACAAAAGAACAGGCAAGGAAGGAGTTTATCTATGTTTAGAGAAAAAATTAAAGTTGTCGATAAGAACGGTTTAGTAGGTTACCATTTTCATGAGCAGTTGATGACATTCGGGACACTATATCAGGGTTGTGTTATCCACTTACAAAAGGAGCCATATGTTGTCGAGATGTTGGAAGTAGACCATATGCATGTAGTTACAATAAGAGTACGGAGGTTAGGACGATGATTAGAGAGCGCGATAGAGTTTATTTAGAAGATGCAGGATACAAGTACGAAGGGTTAGTCGGAGTAGTAGAAGAAAACCCATACAGTAAACAGGTGTGGATTAAGTTCCCTAACCATGAGAGCTCTGTTGTTATGCCGCTAAATAAGGTTAAGTTGTTAGATAGACCGTTCCTATCATTCTTCGACGCCATCAGAATTGCAGAAGAAGAGGATGTTTTAGTTTGTGAGTATGCTGGATACCAAAATATCGTTTGTGATGATAAGTACGCATTCACATGGGAAGAGAGCCAAAAGACGGTTAAACTTGTCGGCGAATTTATCGGTATGAAATGGAAAATAGCCATTGACAATTAAAGATGAGTAGTGTAATATATACCTATAAGGAGGAGATAATATGTTACAAATAGTAGATAACGAAAATAATGAAGGCACATTAACAATTACCGAGTCAGGAGATAGACTTAAGTTTAAGGTTAGTGATAACAACACGGACGAGCAGTATTCTATTAAACTGGGTTATAAGAAACTTAAAAAGTTATCAGACAAGTTGCACGATTTTCTAAACACAGAAGAAAACGATATCGAAGACGGTGCGTCTATTATCATTACAAAGAAGACTAAGTTCTTAGAGGTTGAGCTTTCATTTGTAGATATCGGGTTCGTGGTAGGTACGATGGATGGAAGTAGACAGGATGACTGGGAAGTTCTATCGGTCCAGCACCATCATTTGGAAAGCATTGTAGAAAAGATTGATGATAAGTTAATTTCTCTGGAGGAGGATATGCTTAATGTTTAAAATTGTCGATACGACTATGGCGGATGAGTTTATTGAAGGTAAACTAACTAAAAAAGGTAATATAAAATTAACGATTATCGGTCGAGAACAGAGTGTACATGATGATAACATTACATTTAAATTAAAGTTCACTAATGAATATGCAACTAGATTTGCAAGATTACTCGAGCATATAGCGTTTGGTAAAGTTAGTGAAGATATTATGAACAGGAACACGTTTAACTTCATCAATGTCCGTACAGGTAGTCAAGTTAAGTTTAAGACACATGTATCTATGACAGGAGATACGATAATGGTTAGTGTTGTTGAGGAAGATGAGGGTGTAACTAAAATAGTAACATTGTCGATTACGCGAGAAGATGCGAAAGCGGCGGTAAATGCCATCGATGCGAAAGCGGATGAATTATTAAAAAGAAGATACAGACAATAGGAGGAGCTATAATGGATAAGTTAATAACAGTTATTTCTGATGGTAAGTATGGCGCAGATAAGGATAAACTAAATGTAGAGTATTATCATAACAACGAAAGGGTAACGTTTTCTGTGATTGAGGATATTGGAAACATACAGCCTTATGAAAAGAGTACTAAACTGAACCATAACCAGTTAGAAAAGTTCATCTATAAGTTGACAAAAACAACAGAAAAGTTTAGAGAGAAACTAGAAGATTATACACAAGAAAGTGGTACTATCTCTGTAAAAGAAAGATTTGTTAAGAAGAGTAGTAGAGCGTCATTGTCTGTATGGGGTAGTGGAGGAGAAATTGGTATAGCGGTAAATCCAGATAATGCGACATGTGCTGTTATGTTCATGACAGTAGACAAGGCAGAAAATTTAACAATGCAGCTAATCGAATTAACAGAACTATTAGAAGGAGGAAATTAATATGTTTATTATTCGCGATGTAGATTATAATGATTCATACTTGAGAGTTGACCTAGCACTAACGGGAATTGAGTTTAAGTTTGTGGATGGACCAGAAGAGGATGATGAGCTAACGGTAATCCTAAATAAAAAGCAGTTACGACGAGTAGTAGATATTTTAGAAGGTCGGACCACTAAATCAGTTGGAAACTATGTAAAACTACCTCAAATTAGCGAAAGAGAGGAACTGGATGTGTGCAACCTACGTTCATTTGAACAGCATATGTTAACATTAGAAAGGGCAGCGCTAGGTGTAACATTCACTCCCGAAGATAAAGATTTACTAGTGTCATACATTAATCATTATCTGGAGCAGTAATATGAGTATAACTAGGTACGACCATGACGATAAAGGAGAGACTATTAAATGTCTATTCTTCGATACAAAAAGATATAGATTATTATTTGCATTATCAGAAACACTATGGTATACTAAAATTATAGATTTGAAGAGGTATCATTACATCGAGTATAACAGACAGAGAAAAGAGCTCTTCATATTTAAATTAGCGATTAGATGGGGGAGAAATAAATGATTAAGAGTTTTGATTTTAATAGTGACAGTGAGAATATTTTCGCAACCATGCACCTACGACTAACAGATAAAGGTAAGTTTAAGTTAACGATTAGAGAGTATGAAACAGAGGGTAAAACAGGTAATAATAGAAAACAAACAGCTGTGTTAGATGTAGCCGAAACTCATAGACTTCTAAACAACTTAGAAAAGAAATTAAACGAGTACGCTCACCGTGCATCGACAATGACTATTACTAGAGAGTACTACTCATCAAATTATCTAGAGGGCGTATCAACTTGGATGCTAGAGGATAAAAGTTTGTTCGGTATGGCAACGTTAGACCCAGTAGACATCCACAATGTAGCATTCTTCAAACTTAGAAAATTCCAAGAGGTAATCGATGCAGTTAAAATCATCGCAAAACGTCAGGAGGAGATGTCACGTGCCAAGACACTCAAGGAATAGACAGTTACGTAAGATTCACTCCATTATGGCTACTGTAGGCGGTACACTAGAGATTAGACATAACATAGAGGGTGTATATTTTATGGATATGGATGAATCGTATGTGGAGATGCCATACGTGCAAACCACACATAGAGAAGTACGTAAGCCGAATTATCGTATAAGAAACACAAAACGATACAAGATGGACAAGTTAGGAAACGTTCTACGAACTCCTAAGTCTACGTATCTATTCGGGGAGGTTTACTTTAGAAAGGATATGCGTGTCATCTTCTTCAACAAACAGCAACCAGATGCACACAAAGTAGATATGTTAGATTACAAGACTGGAGAGGATGTAGTATGAACGCGATAGACTGTAATGGTCGTAATAATGAACTATATACTAGGCAGACTAAGAAATTAAAAACACGAATAGAGCTTACTTCGGTTAATAGAGGATTATCACTATCTGTTAAACTTAATCCTAAACAGATTGCTACAGTGATAAGTTTTATAGAATCGACAAAGGTTAGAGCAGATAGCAGTACACAAGACAGCAAAATATTTCAAAATATAGGAAAGAAA